GCCGGACGGTGCCCAGAAGGCGGCCGCAGCGGTGGCATTGTTTGGCAAGTCCGGCACCGAGCTGATCCCGCTGCTGAACGAAGGCGCGGCCAGCATGGAAAAGTTCACCTACAAGGTGGGCGAAGATTTTGCGGCGCGTTCGGATCTGTTCAACGACACGATCACCGAGCTCAGCATCAAGACGCAGGGCTTTGGGCTGGAGCTCACTGACTCACTACTGCCGGCCTTGCAGTCGATCCTGGAGGTATTTAGCGATTTGTTCGACACCGATCAAGATTGGACGGCGCTATTCAAGGTCATCGAAGGCGTGATCCGCGGCCTTGCCGTGGCGATTTACACCGTGGTAAAAGCGGTGGACATCTTGATCAAAAACATACTCGCAGCATTGCAGGCAGCAAAACAGGCATTTGCTGGCGACTTTGCCGGTGCATTTAATACCATTACCAAACGCGCAACTAGTGGATTTGCAGAAGCGCAGGGCGCTATTAAAGACCTGAATAAGTTGGCCTTTGGATCAGCGGCAGCACCCAAGGCAACGGCACGAGACCGCGCGCTAACACTAGACACCAGTGCAGCCGATGCGAAAGCGGCAGCAGAAGCTAGGAAGGCAGCCACTGAGCAGGAGCGGCTTTTAGAGAAGCGCGCCAGCCTCGAGCAAAGAGGAAAGGACTTCCTAAAACAACTACAAAGAAGTGTCGAAGATGTTACACTTTCTTCTCAAGTTGTTACCGCATCACCTGCCGATCAGTTGCTTTTGAATCGCAAGAAGGCGATTACTGATAGTAACAGGCAAATTGATGATCTTACCGAAAGTTTAATGAAGTTACTTGGCGAGTTCAGCGAGGCCGGTGGATTGGTAGATGCAAGGCCGTTTGTGAGTTTTATCAATGCCCTATCGGCGGCAAATGTAGCGTTAGCAGAAAACACTTACCAGCAAGATTTTGCAGAACTTTACGCTAGTCAAGGCGAAGCAATCGACAGAGCCACTGAGTCGGTTTACGACAATGCTCGTGCGTTGCAATATAACAACGATGTCATGGGTGGCTTGAAGGATGGGCTGAGTGGTTACATCGAGCAGATCGGTACCATGCGTGATGCTCTGTCTAATCTCGGCCAACAAGCCTTCAAAGGAATTGAAGATGCGCTGGTTTCGCTGGCGACCACTGGCACCGCAAACTTTCGTGATTTTGCAATCAGCATTCTTGAGGCAACCTCACGGATGATTATTCAACAGCTAGTCCTTAAGCAAATCATGCAGGCGATTGGCGCAATCGGCGGTGGCGGTGGCGGCCTTCTTGCAGGTGGCGGCGGTGGCTTCACGCAGTTCAACGCCAGCAGTGTTGGCTTCAATCCTGCAGCGTTCTCAGGGACGGCATTCTTTGCCAACGGCGGCATTATGACCGGCGACGGCCCGATGCCTCTCAAGAAGTACGCATCAGGTGGCATCGCCAGTTCCCCCCAGCTGGCGATGTTTGGCGAAGGCTCAAGGCCTGAGGCCTTTGTGCCTCTTCCTGATGGCCGGCGCATCCCCGTGGCGATGCAAGGCGGCGGTTCTAGCACCACGGTCAACGTGAGCGTGGACGCCAAAGGCACCAGCGTCTCCGGTGATGGTGGCAACAGTGCTGCATTGGGCAAAGCGATTGCTGCTAGCGTGCAGGCTGAACTGGTCAAGCAAAAGCGTCCTGGAGGATTGTTGGCCTGATGGCAACCTTTACCTACACACCGAGCTTTGAAGCAACGGAAGCTAGCAAGCCGCGTGTCTCCAAGATTCAGTATGGCGATGGCTATGAAATGCGCGCAACATTTGGATTGAACACTGATCCAAAGGAATGGACGCTTACCTTTTCAGAACGAACTGATACGGAACGCGACAACATCCTTGCTTTTTTGGAGGCGCGTAATGCAGTCGAAAGTTTTGACTGGACACCACCGCGTGGCAGCGCAGGCAAGTATGTTTGCGAGGAGTGGCAGGTGACACTGCGGTCGTGTAACTTCAACACAATCCAAACCAAGTTTCGGGAAGTGTACGAACCCTAATGGCATACACAGCCTGGGCCAGTGCTACTAGCTATGCGGTTGGCGCCATTGTTCGCGCCAGTACGGTGCAGGACTTTGGCCTGGTGTTTAAATGCACGACGGCTGGCACGTCAGGCGCCACGCAGCCGGCATGGCCAACGCTGATTGATGGCACGGTTGTTGATGGTAGCGTTACTTGGACAGCGATTAGCGCGGTCTATGAAGACCTCAGCGTGCTGGCACCTAATGCCATCATCGAGTTGTTCCAGTTGCATCTTGATAGTACGTTGCATGGCAGTAGCACGATTTATTACTTCCACAATGGTGTCAATGCAGCGGTAACTGGCAACATCACATGGAATGGCCAAGCGTATGTAAGGCTGCCGATTGAGGCTACTGGCTTTGATTATTCCAGCACCGGCACGTTGCCACGCCCGTCGCTAACCGTTAGCAACATCGGCAGCAGTATTACCGCGTTGCTGTTGCAAGTCAACATGATTACCGCAGGCAATGACCTTGGCGGGGCGAAGGTTGTTCGGATCCGTACGCTGAAGAAATACCTTGACGGTGAGGCTGGAGCAGATCCACACGCTAAGTTCCCCGACGAGATCTGGTATGTGGACCGGAAGGCAAATGAAAACCGCGCAGCAGTTGAGTTTGAGCTAGCCAGTAAGTTTGACCTTGCTGGTGTGATGCTGCCACGTCGTCAGATCATCGCTAATGTATGCCAGTGGGTGTATCGCGGCGGTGAATGTGGATACAACGGAACTGACTACTATGACATCAACGACAACAAAGTTGCGTCAAGCGGCAGTGATGTATGCGGCAAAAGATTAAGCAGTTGCAATGTGCGCTTCACACCATTTACGCTTGATGGATCTGTGACTAATGGCAGTACGTCAATGGTTGTAACGCCATACTTCAACTTAGCCGCAGGGCAAGCGGTATCTGGGTTGGGCATTCCAAGCGGTACTACGATCAGCGCCATAGTTAATGCCACAACTTTGACCTTGAGTCAAGCTGCAACGATGACCACATCAAGCAGCAAGACAGGCACTGTTTCAACCACAGATGCTTCCATGGTGGTTACCGATGCCACTGGTATTATTGTTGGCCTTGAAGTAACTGGAACATATTTAAATGCGAATACCACAGTTCTCTCGGTCGTTGGGACCACCGTAACACTTAGCTGGAGGCCGTACTCAATTACCAGGCCCGGCACTTATGTGCCAATTTTTGATACATTTATCTATGAAGATACTGAATTAAGAATACTAACTGGACAGCAAATAAATATGGACACAACAGGTTTGTCCACCGGCATGATAGCCTGGGGATCAAACGGAATTGAAGGCACTATCACCTCTATCGGTTCTGGCTTCATAACATTAAGCAACTACGGCAACCTAGATAGCAGTGAACAATATGTTGAGATACAATTCCTGCCAGCTTCGCCAAGTTCCGCAACCTATCAGTTTTCAGCTAATGCTCAGTACACCTTCCGCACACCGGACACTGCATTACCATTCGGCAGCTTCCCTGGAGCAGGGCTATCACAATGAAGCTAACCGAAACGCTTGAAGCTCAAATCTTAGAGCACGCACAAGCTGAAGACCCACGCGAATGCTGCGGTTTGATCGCAGTGGTCAAAGGTCGCCGCCGTTACTTCCCGTGCCAAAACATTGCCACCACACCGGATGAGCATTTTGTGCTAAGTGGTGAAGACTATGCGCGAGTGGAGGACCAGGGCGAAATCGTAGCGGTTGTCCACAGCCACCCCACTACCAACCCAGCTCCAAGCCAAGCGGATCGCGTTGCCTGTCAGAAGTCAGGCTTGCAGTGGGTGATCGTCAATCCGAAGACAGAAGCATGGGGCGATTGCAAGCCCGATAGCTTTGAGCTGCCATACGTTGGCCGCGAGTTCGTCTTTGGTGTGGTTGATTGCTACTCGCTGGTGCGTGATTGGTACGGCAAAGAGTTTGGCCTGCAACTCAATGATTACAAACGCCGTGATCTGTTCTGGGAACGTGGCGAGAATCTATACGTTGACAACTTCTACCGCGAAGGGTTTCGCAAGATCCCGTTTGAAGAGTTGCAATATGGTGACGCCTTGCTGATGCAGCTTGGATCCAAGTTGCCAAATCACGCGGCAATCTACATTGACGACCAGCAGATCCTGCATCACATCCAAGGACGCCTGAGTAGCAGGGACGTTCTTGGGAGCTACTATACTAAGAACACTGCCATGGTCTTGCGGCATGAAAGTCGTTAAGGTCTACGGCGCCCTGCGCAAACGGCTAGGGCAATGCCGCTTCCAATTCGAGGTTGATACGCCTGCTCAGGCCATCAAGGCATTGTGCGCCAACTTCCCTGGCCTGGACAAGTGGCTGATTGACAGCGAGCAGGATGGCGTCGGCTATCGGGTCACGATCGGCAAGGAGCGGATCGGTGAAGCCGAAGCTGGCGCCTTGCAGCAGCCAAGGAGTGAGCGCGACGTGTTCAGCATTACGCCCGTGATCGCGGGCGCTGGTCAGGGTGTGGGGCAGGTACTGGCTGGGATTGCATTAATCGCGTTGTCATTTGTTAGTTTTGGCGGTACGGCTTTTGCTGGTGCTGGTGGTGCTGGTGGTTTAGCTATTTTTGGTGGTGCTGCCACAGCATGGGGATCCGCTGCATTGTTTGGTGTT